CAGTTATGTACAGTGGTACGCAAGTAGATGTAGCCTTTGTGGTAACCAATCACAACTCTTGCCCCGCCACAGATATCACGTTGCCTGCGTTGACCTTGGGCGATGGCTTAACTGCAATACCTGGCGATGAGTTGGCTATCAGCGGTTTGACCGTTTCTGGAAATTCATCTACTACCTTAACGCATCGTGTTACCGTAGCCAATGGAACTGCAGATGACCTTAACGTTAATATCTCAGTGCCACAAAGTACAGCTACTTACAAGTGCGGCGGCGCTACATTCTACGCTGGCGGTGGTGCTGGTTATGGTGTTATCAAATCTTCTGCTACCGGCACGTGCGCACTAGCTATTGATTCATTTGGATTCTCCCCATCAGCTATCGTTAATGGCGGTACTGCTACTGTCACATTGGTGCTAAAGAACAACGGTAGCAACCCAATCACTAACGTAGCGATTGGCCCGATTAACGTAGGAGCGGGTATCGTTACCTGTACGCCTGCATCAGACCTGGAAGCAGTCGGAGAGACTATTGCCCCAGGTGCTTCCCTAACACTTACTGCAACCTGCGCATTTACAGCTGCGCCACTGACAGTAGGTACACAACACGCACACCAATTGCTTATACCTGCGGGCGCGGCGATTGGTACGTGTAACTTCGGCAACGTCAGTAACGTGATGCCTGCCGGCGCTTCTTTAATTATTAACGTCTAATTAGCCAGAAAGAGAGAGTAGATTATGGCTTGCTCACAATCGCCCTGCGATACCAATGGCACCTTTAAGCAAAACACCAAGACATACGGTAACCCTTCGTTTCCGTTGTTCGTTCGCTTGCTGACCCGTGTCAATGGTCAAGTGCAGGATTTACCTGCGGGTTATCAACTTCCAACTGCATTGGTTGTACCTGCCCCTGCCCCTATCGTACCTTAAGGTGAGGGCACATGGTAACAGCTAATTGTACTGGTTGCCCCAAGCCTAAAGCAGCAATTCCTGTAGAGGGATTGGACTGTGCTGGGCAGAAGGTAACCATAATTAACCCACCATCCAAACCAGCGCCTACTCAAACGGTTGCGCATCCAGATAGCGTACAGCGAGTCTTGATATGTAACCCTAGTGCACTTGGTGGCGGGGGTGGTTTAGCAGCCTTGCAGGGTTGGTACACAGACGGTGGCGAGGAAGGTGGAACACACCAAGCTATCGTGCTTATTACACAACTCGGTATTCAAGTGCTTGACCTTGCCGGTACCGACGTTACTGAAACAGCGGCAGCTTGGGGGTTAGGTGCTGTACCAATCGCCACTAACAACCGGCAGTTTGCGGCAGCTAGACTAGAATTCGGCGCAAGCTGGAGCATAGCTGGTATATCTGGCGGCTCAGGTAACGTGTATAGTGCCAAGCTTACTGTATCAGCAGCCGGCGTGGAGTACACTAATGATGGTTGGGTTACAGTTTACCCAGTCCCTGTTGGTGTCTTTGAGCTATGCAACGGTGATACACGCACCAACCTAAGTGCTATCGGAATAAGAACCGATGCAACTGGTATTGTAGATGTTGCAATAACTTATTAAGGGAACGCCATGCCCGCGTATATACCTCAAGTACTCTACGGGGCTGGCCCACCTACCTTAATTGAGGGATTACGCCCCACGGATATTTATATCCAAACAGACACTGGGCTATCTACGGGTACGCCAGTTGCTGAGTTTGAATTTCAATTTGCACCTAACAGATGGGTGCAAGTAGCTTTAAGAGCTCAGCTAGTCAGCTGGACTAACGCAACGTGGTAACAGGAGTAACTAATGGCCGTCGTAAATTTCTATAAAGAGACCTCGTTGCCTGGGTCACTAACACCGCATTCGGTGTACTTCATTACTGACGCAATTGCAGCGTACGTTAAGATATACGTTACCAATGCTGCTGGCGTCGCACGGCGCATACACACTGACGCAGACATTGATGCTAAGATAGCTACAGCTATAGGCGGCATTAACTCTGGCACGGTGGTAGCTGACATAGCTGCCCGCGATGCACAGACTGGTATGTCAGTGGGCAACCAAACACTTGTGCTTGACGCTACGGCTGACGGTACAGTAGCTTCAGGTGGCGCTACTTACGTAGTGCTATCTACCGGCCCATTAGTCTGGCAGAAGATTTCTGAAACAGAGTCGTTGGATTTGATAGTTAGCTGGGCATCCATAACTGGGAAGCCTACTAGCTCACCAGCGGCCATTGATGCAGCAGTTACCAACGCGCACACACATGCTAACATGACGCAGCTCAATTTGATAAGTGAAGTTGGCGGATTGATAGCCTACAATGGAACCGTAGTCAACTTCAGTTGGCAAACTACGTCGTGGTAATATGACTGTAGTTCAAGCACACAAAGTAGTTGGCTCGCTACCAGGCTCGCTTACTGCGGATTCCATTTACTTCGTTAAGGTCGGCGCTGGTTTTGATTTATACGTTACTGATTCTAGTGGTGCAGCCTTTGCGTTAAATACTGGTGGCGGCGCCGGCGGAACAAACATGGGTACGTGGACGTTACCTAATTTCGACAATTCGTTATACCCATTAGCTACTTGGCAGCCACCAGGTAATGCTACTACAGTGCCAGGCGTAACTGGTATAGCGGCGCTTACTGCGATAGCGGCCGGTGTTGCAAGAAACGTTGCTACAACTAATGCGTTAACTAGAATGCGACGCCTAGGGTACGCTACTACCGCGGTTGCTGGTAACGTTAACGGAGTTAGACAGCCAGCCGCACAGTTGACTTTGGGCGTTGGGGCTAATAGTGCTGGTGGCTTTGTTTACACACAGTTGTTTGGGTGCTCAGATGCGGCGGCAGTAGCTACTGCTAAGGAATTTATTGGGCTGCAAGGGTCAGTAGCCGCACCTACCAATGTGGAACCGTCCACGTTGACTAACTGTATTGGCGTAGGGCATAACTCTACAGATACTAACTTGCAAATTTATAGTGGCGGGTCGGCTGCTCAGGCAAGGATAGATTTGGGTGCTGACTTCCCGGCTAAGACGCTATCCGCAGACGGTTATCAGTTGACGCTGTATGCCCCTAAAGATGCAGTTGCAGCTGGCTACAAGATAGCCTATCACGTGAAGCGACTAGGTACTGCATTTAGCGCATCAGGAATACTTAATGGGACGCTCGGTACACAATTGCCAGCCAATACAACTTTCTTAGCTGCGCGTGCGTGGCGGACTAATGGAGCAACTGCACTAGCGACAGCGCTAGACGTAGGCGCAATGACGATTCGACAACTATACTAATGGGATAAATATGCGCGACAAACTTCCACCTTTGCCTGAATTCGTAACTACGGCAGACACTACATTGACTACTAAGATAGCAACTGTCCCTCTGTCAGCCGGAGTGGCTAGCCTATTTGGCATCCCACTAAGCGACCTAACAGCCTATGTGTCAATCTTGATTGGTTGTATGGTTATTGTGGATTATTTATGGAAATGGTACAGGCGCTATAAGACACCAGTCATTGTGTACCAAGCCAGTACTGCAGTGATTAACCTAGACGAGAAGGAAGATTAACATGGCAACCCAAAACCCTGATTGCTGCGCACCATATATTGGTTGTTTAGACTGCCCTATCATTGTCTCCTGCGTGGGCAATCTTAACCTAGCTCCTGGGCAGATTCAATATTGCCCAGACACCGGAGCTTATACCTACGCGTGGGGCGGCAATACTTACTACCTTAACCCGCTATTGGGTAATGGCCTATGGCAAAATGGTCGTTATATGTCTGTTAAGATAGCGCCTAACCGCCCTATCATCTTTAACTCACAGGGCGCATTGGACATTGATTGTGCTAAGCTAATCGCTTGCTGCTCCTTGGTTAATCAACAGCAGTTCGCGATAACTATCGACAACTTGTACACTTGGATTACCAACCACTTACCTACGCTAATGCCAAAGGATTGTGCTGGTAACCCAGTAACTTCAACGACTACAGTGTTCACACCTGGCAGCTTAAAGAAGGCTACGGTAGACCCTGAGGTGGATGCTGATATTGCTTGTGGCGACCGCGTAGTTACTTGGGGCGACCTTCGTAAATGCGTTGACGGTGTTAACGTACCATTGGTTTACGGCGATGTGGTTACTGTACAGACTTGTACTGCGCCAGTTGGCACCCCAGTAGGTACGCCAGTTGGCACACCTGTTGGTACTCCAGTAGGTACTCCTGTGGGTGGCGGTTGCTGTGACTTAAGCAACTCTGGCGCTAAGAACTACGTAGAGAATTACGTAGGCGGCAGCTACGTTAGTGGTAGTGCTCCGGTATGGGCGTACAACTACACTTGCGCCGAGAACGCGTATACACCGTTCGACACTAGCGTAATAGCTGGCTCTATGCCACCGGGCTTAAGCTTGCTGGGTGTATCTCCCACATCTGACGGAAGTAACAACTACTACTTTAATGGATTCGGCGGAACAGTATCCCCATTGCCCGCCTCGACTACTGTCTACACATTTACCATCCGCACATATGCATTGTACTATGGCAGCTCTTGCTACTCAGACGCAGAGATTGGATACACAGTTAACATAGCGTAATCCAACAAGGCTAGAAATGCTTTACACATTTAACCCAGCGTATACGGCCATTGCTGATAGCTTCCCAACAACCCGCCTACCAAGGCACACAACCAACCCCATAGTTGTGATACCTAAGGCGCTTACGCAACAAGAGACTCGGGAGACTTACGCTACTGTACGTCGCACATTAACAAGTGGTAAAGGCTTTAGCCGCGCCAGTGTATACGATGCTGCGGACGGAACCACAGCTAAGACGGAGGAGAACTATCGCAAGACTGATATCTTCCCACACACTGTTGTGTTCAACCATGCTGTGACATTGGCTAAGCTTGAAGCCATTGTTAACCAGGTAGCGTCGGCAGCTTGGGGTGTTGGCGAGCTCGAATTAGCTAATCCTTGGTGGGTTGGTGGCTACGGTGTGCAGGACAAGTTTGAACAACATTGTGACGGCGCTGTTCGCCTACTTGATGGAAGCTACAAGCTTGTTGAGAGGCGCATGGTTACCTCACTGTGCTACCTGAACACCAAGGATTCTAACCTAATCGGCTTCGGCTATTCTGGCGGCAGTCTGGTGTTCCCGGGTATTACCGACACAGACGGCAAGCCGCTAACATACGAGCCTAAGGAAGGCGATTTAGTTATCTTCCCGTCTAGCTGGGAATACTGCCATGCAGTTACGCCAATAACTACGGGCTACCGCACGGCGATAACTACGTTCCACCGGCTCAAACAGTAAGGAAACACTATGGCTAATAATGTAGTCAAGGGACTTGGTGCAGTAACTATTGTTGTTTCAGTCGTTACTGCTGTGTTGCTACCTACGCCAGGCGAGTCCAGTAAGCTGGTGGAATACCAAGCCCGCTGTCACCTTGCCCATGCGTTCCTGGTAACTCAGTTGCCCATTGCCGCTAAGAAGGCTAAACTACCTTCTATGTACTTTACACCTGGCGAGGCATGGAGGCCTACGTGGGTTGCCAAGACATACGCAGCTAAGGGCATGGGTATAGCGCAATCGTTGCACACTAAACGCCTAGCGTTCGACAACAACCTGGTGCTTGGCGGCAAGGTAACATTCGACCCTAAAGACTACGTATTAGCTGGGCTTATATGGGAAAGTATCGGGCCGGTGTTCGGCATTAAGCCAGCATGGGGCGGACGCTTTAGTTCCGTAGATGCTGTGCATTTTTCTTGTGAATGGGAGGGATATAAATGAAACTTGTAAACCCAATAACATTGATACCAGAAGCGTACAAATTCATTGTGTCGTTAGTGGTGTCTGCGTTAACCATTGGACTGGTCGGCTATTTCCTGTGGGATTTGGCTGGCGATATACGCGAAGAATCGGTGCGCAATGAGTTTGCTCAGTTGGCTATCCAAGCCGCCGAGAAGCAGCTTACGCAAGATACAGTAGCAACCGAGCAATTGGTTAAGACTGTTAAGGTGGTAGAAGTTAAGTATGTGGACAAGATTGAGGAGATTACTAAATATGTGGAAACCCCAATTGCTCAAGAGAATGCTGTTAAGTGTACTCTTACTCCTGGCTTTATCAGCGTGTACAACTCCGGTGGGGATACCGACTAAGCCAAGGATTTCCAAAGAACTGCTTGAGCCGTGCGGTGAACTACCTAAGCTAGGGGCTAAGGCTGGCGAGCCAATCGAAGAAGCAGTGCTACGGAACCGTGCCTTATCCGAATCGGCAATGGAATTATGTAGGGCCAAGCACGTTGGTGTGTTAACTTCTGTTGGTGTTAAGCCAGCACAGCTTACCTCCAAGTGGTCTACGTACCTGTTGCGCCTCCAATCGTTAATACCAAAAGACTTAAAGGAAACAAAATGAAATACCTAACCTGGATTGTACTGGCCATTGTGTTAGCCTTGGGCGGATGCTCAACTACTGACTACGCCAAATATGCTGACGTTGTTCAGGCAACTGAAGAGGCTGAGGCAGAGGCAGAGAACACGCGAATCATGAGCCTTACCGCATTAGCTATGGTGGGTAACGCAGAAGCTAAAGCATCGGCTATCATGGCGTTAGCGTTGAACGGTGGCAATCAAAAGCTTAAGGCTGAAAGTAAGTCAAAGCTAGCTCCGCCTAAGGATGAAGCCAGCGAGAACTACAGAGCAACCCTTGGCGCTGTTAGTGGCTTCGGCAACAACTGGCTTGCTACACTGTTCAACTTGAATAACAGTACGCGCGGCCCTGCTGATGTGGCTACAACCCAACGAACAATTAACTTGCTTGTACCGCAGATTAAGTAACACGCAACCTACACTACTACTCGCCCTGCTTGGAATTCCCTGGCAGGGCTTAGTCAATTCTGGTGTATAATAAACAAGTTTGAATACACGCGTTAGCGTAAGGAGATTAACTATGGACTTCGACTTTCTATCCAGTGACTACGGCGCTAGCGGTGACTACTGGTCACTTGGCGATACTGGTAGCGGACTTGCTACGGACACTAACACAATTGACTGGTCAGATGGTGCTTACTCTGGCGGCGCGGACTATACTAGCTTTGATGTTAGCACCGCTGGTGGTAGTAGCGATGGTTTAGATTGGGGCAAGATATTGTCCACCGCGGGTAAGTATGCATTGCCTCTGTATCAAGCTTACCAAGGTTACAAATCCGCTAAGGATATCGCGGCTGCCGGTGGCGGCGGCGGAGGCGGGGGTGGCGGTTCTTACTCTGGCTTAAGCCCAGGTGCTAGAGCAATTGCGGATAACGCATATGCTGTACTTGGCGGCGTGTTGACATCCCAAGACTTTACCAAGGCCGCAGCGTTAAAGGATAGCGAAGCTGGTGTTAAGCAAATCTTTACCGAGTACAAGAACACTGACTTGCCCAAGATTTACCAAAACCAAGTTTCCAGCGGTGGCTATAACTCTGTTGTGCATCAGTTACTGGCTGACAACGCGTTCTCTAGTGCAGTTGCCAAAGGGCAAGCTTTCCAAACTGACACAATCGCTAAGTACGCTAAGGCTCGCCAAGATGAGATAGGCACACTGTTGCAGTTGGTGTTGGGCGACCGCGTGTCTACTAGCGGGGGTGGCGGCAGTGGTTCAAGTGCTGCCGCTGATGCAAAGAACAAAGCGGCTGCAGATAAAGCTCAGCTTGACTTAATCGTTAAGTTACTGGGTGCTGGCGGTGCTGTACTTGATTCCGCTGGCGCCTTCGACTCTACGGGGGAATAATGGTAGACACTAATGGTATCGACCCTGCGTACTATAAGATGTTGGTCGAGCTGGGGTTAATTACTCCAGAAGTCACCGATAACTTAAAAGACTATGGTGGTTCAGCTGCGAACACTGGAGGTGCTACTGGCGAAGGCTCCAGTACTGGCACAGGCACTAGCTCAACTGGCGGCTCTACCACAGGCGCCACTGGCGCGTCTACCACCGGCATAAGCAACGGAACTGCCAGTGCACTAGGTGGGATAGTTGGTGGATTAACTGGTATTAACGGCTTAGGTACTGTAGCAGGGTTAGCCAATGGTGCTATAAATGGCACTGTTGATGTTGGCCAAATTGGTAGCGCGATTGGTGGTGTAGTTGGTGGCCCGCTTGGTGGTGTTATAGGTGGCTTCATAGGTAACGCAATAAGCGGTGCGGTAGCAGCAAATAATGCTGAGGCCAATACTAGTACTGGCACTGGTATTGGCTTAGGAAATGGTAGCAGTGGGCAAGGTATTGGCAGTAATGGTGGCCAAGGATTAGGAGAAGGATTGGGAGAAGGCGGCAATATCGGAGGTAGTGTCAGCACTGGTGGTTACGGCATTGACGGTGGCTCAAGCAATGGCTCAAACGGTAGTTTAGGCGGGGAGGGCTTAAGTACTGGTGGCGGGCAGGGCGTGAGCGGTAGCCTAGGCGGCGCTATTGGAGGTAGCATTGGTCAAGGTGACGGCCCAGGCGGCAGCCTTGGTGGCGGCTTTGATGCCGGCGGCTTTGGTATTGGTGGCAACGGTAACGGTAATGGCGGTCAGGGCTTGGGGGTTACCGCTAGCGATGGTGGCTATGGAATAAGCGCTACTAGCAATGGTGGCCAAGGATTAAGTGCCTCCCCCGGTCAAGGTCTAGGCTCTGCCGCTGGCGGTGGAGGCGCTAGTGGTGCTGCTAAAGTAGTATGCACAGAGTTGCGTAACACAAACCGCATGACTCGCCAAGTGTGGTACTACAACTTAATGTACGCAGAGCACCATTACTCTCCACAAGTCCTACGGGGCTACCATGTTTGGGGTATCCCGTTAGTTAGACTTATGCGCAGGCTACCACTAGCCGTATCCGCGTCTGATTTCGTAGCCAACAGCATGGCTCTCGATGCAGCTAACCACTACGACGCAAGCTACAAACCCAACTACTTGGGTAAGTTCATTCGTCATTTCATTTTCTTCCCGCTTTGCTGGACGCTTGGCATATTCGCTAAGCCACGCAATTGGAAAGACTTATTCAACTAGCCCCTTCCATAATTAAGGAATACCGTGTATGGCTACTAATGTAACCCCAGAAGAACTAGGTGCTATCTTTGCGACCTTTGCCCCCGATGTACCTGTAGAGGTTGCCGGAGCAATGCTTAAGCAAGAGTCCAACTTCAGTACTGACCCTAAGAGCTATGAGCCTAACATATCTGGTAACCAAGGCCCAGGTCAAATTGGTGTGCCCGAGTTTAATACGTTCTTCCCATCCAAACAGTTAGGTCGCGCTGGTAACCCTAATGATATGAAGGACTCGGCCATTGCGGCAGCTCGCATGGTACAAGACCGTTGGGTTAAGAGCGAGGGCGACTTGAGTCAAGTAGCTCGTGGCTACTACGGCAAGGGTACTGCAAAGGACGGGAGCAACGCTACTGATTACATGCACGCTATGTTAGCCGAAATGGCTACTTTGCAAGAGACTCCGCTGTTTACCAAGTTCGCTACTGGTAACGCATTTACTCGCGAACGCAACGGTATCAAGTCTACTAACAAGTTTGACATGTCAGTTGGCGGACTGCCGGTAGCTGACTACCTAGCGGACAAGACGGTGGTTAAGGGAACTGCCCGCAATGCAGAACTACGTCTTGGTCGCCGCACAGTAGACGAGTTAGCCGCCGCACCACAAAGCCAAAGCCAAACCCTGTTCAAGCCTGGCGAAGTTAAGGCAATCCTCGATTCCACACAGTTTGACCTCGACAACGTTATCAGCGCGGTTCGTAAATCTGCTAATGCAGAATTGCAAGTAGCTGATGCTAAGACTGCGGCGTCCGAAGAACTAGCGGCTGGGGCTAAACAAGCCGCCCAGTTGTTTGGATTCGACATGGGTAACGCTGCGTCAGTAGTTGAAGTAGTGGCCAACAAGATGAAGGCTAACGTACTGGCTATGGTTGTTGGTCAGGAAGATTTGCATCGCAAACAAACTACCAATCCTGTGTACTCCCTGTTAGACAATATCTCTGGCGGTATGTTAAGCGCACCAACCACTGAACGTTTGACTAAGATAGCTGCTGAGAATACACAGTTGTCCAAAGCCATGACCGAGATGGAAGGGCGTGCCAAAGCTACCATGGAGATTGGCAAGGCTACTATTTCGCAGATTACCAACGCAGAAGCACAAGCTGCTAAGGGCGCAATCATAGCTAAGAATGAGGTCGAGATTGCTAAGCTACAGCTAACTGGTAATAAGAACCTTAATGCGCTGTCGGTTAAGCTGGACTCTATGGAGCAGACCGACAAGATTAAGCAAGCGTCTGCCGCCCTAGCCGCAGAGAAGAACGCTTGGCAGAGAGCCGTAGCAGAGCAGAAGGCAGCAACTGGCGCCAACGTGGGCGAAGCTACAGTAGCACAGAAGAACGCAGCTACTCTACTAGCCCGCCAGAAGTTAGCCAAAGCTGAAGCCGATGCCGCAGCTATTGTCGATGCTGACAACAACATAAACAAGTGGGCCGGCAAGTTGGGTATCACTCGCCTCGAACTTGATAAGTTATCCAAGCAGGATAAAGTTATCTCCCGTCTGGTGGTTGGTGACTCTGCTGCACCCGCAGCCGCATCTATGCACTACTTGGCGATGAACGGTATGTTGCGGGGTGACGCGAAAGTTAACTACGATGCTGCCTTCGGCGCTGTCGGCTATGCTCGCGGCGCAGTGGTATCTCGCGCAGAGTTTGCCACAGCTAAGACACCAGAAGCGCGGCAAGCTTTAGTTGATGCTAAAACCCAGTTGTTTAACTCACAACAGTTGGACATTTATGTAACAGGTGCGGAGCCTGAGAGCAAACGCAATCCTTACGGTGCTGTGTACGGCGCAATTAAAGCTATCAAGCCAAACACACAGACTGCGCAAGCTGCTCCCGAAACTATTATGTTCCAGTCAACCCCACTGGCTAAGACACTGGACACCAAATACGGTAAGAACTCCAGCGACCGCCAACAAATAGGTGACGCGGATATTATCAAGACAGCACAAGAGCTGGTTGCTACTCAAGGGTTAGCCAATGTCGCTAGCCAGGTTGCGTTGTACTACACTGGCGCAGTCAAGCTGAACAACTTCACCAAGAAGTTTGGAGAAGTAGGATTGGCTGAGCAAACTGGTTACTACGTTAACACACGCGCGTCTAGCTTCTTCACTATGGCGCGCTTCGGTGAGTTAGTAACCTCTACCGGCCGCTCGCTATTACGTGGCGAGGAACCGCAAGTATTGCCACCGCCCGCATCTGCAACCTTGACTAAGAAGTCAACAAGTGGACAAGGCGATGTGCGATTCGATTTAACAGACGTGAGCAACGTGCAACGCTTATTACTAGCCGAGCACTTAGCTAGCAAACAAGCAGCCCAACCTGAGGGAGCGTACTAATGGCAACTATATTTGGCGACGAAGCTACACCACAAACCGATAGTGTATTTGGTGACCTGCCAAAAGACTATACTACTATGGCGCTCGCTGCTAGTAATCACGACTTAGCCGCATCAGGCGGATTGATTGATGGTTTATACAGTGGTGTTACTCAAGGCCTACCGGCTGTGTTAGTTTCTACCATCTCTGCCTTGGCTAATATACCACACGACTTGGTTAACATTCCAGTGTCTCTTGGTTTGATTGACGACGAGATAGCGCCTGACCTAAAGACTGACACGTCCACTATGTTAGCCACGCTCGACAATACGTTGGGCAGTGACCTTGACGCTTACTACGCTAAGCACAAGGAAGGCGTTGACATGGGCGGGTTCGTGGCCAGCTCACTAGTCCCAGGTACGCTGGGTGTTAAAGCCTTGCGCATGGGTTTAAGCAGTGCCAAGAAGCTAGAGTCTACTTCTAACATGGCAAAGGCACTAGGCTTGGTGGACAACATCAGCGAAACTACGTTGCAGGCTGCCAAGTTGGAGATAGCCAAAGGCTCGCCATTCAGTTACTTCTCTGCCGATGCGTTCAAGTTGTACGCGGCAGGCGCAGGTCAAGGCGTGCTGGACACCCTTGCTTTTAACACAGCCGCCACAGTAGCGTTGCACAAGTCCCCTTACCTAGACGAAAAGAGTGGCTGGGAATTAACCAAGGATGCGCTATACGATTCACTGTTGTTCGGCGCCGCTACTGGTGCGTTCATTGACTACGCCGGTAAGGGTGTTGGTGTGCTAGGTTTGCGTAGTGAACTCAAGGGCTACACAGAGCGTAACATCATTCGCCAAACACAAGCGGCTGAGAGCGACTTCAATCCACTGTTTACTGCCAACGCCAAGTACGTTGAGCCTGTGCAGAGCGGCAACAAGATAGTTAACAAGGTGCGCACCGTTGCTCCAGGCGATGAAGCGGCCTATGCTTTAACCAAAGCCCACGAGCTGAATACAGCAATGATGGACGGAGCCACTGCTGAGGCTAAGGGCTTGTTCAGTAAAGACCCAATGTTGCTCAAGGCTGAGCGTGAGGCGTACGTCAATGCTAGACAATCTGCGGCTGACCGCCTAGGCTTACAGGCCGAGGTAGCAATCCGTAAGACGCTGTCAGGCATAGATGATATAGTTGACGTGGACGCTTTGGTTGTGCAACTGAAAGCCAAGCAACCACAAGAAGCTGCGGTTCTCCTTAGCGGAAACCGTGGGTTCACTCGCGTGTCTGAATCAGTTAGCCTAGAATCCTTGAAAGAGGGGTTGCCCAAGAAGATAACCCCAGTGTTCATCGACTTAAAGAACAACACGGTCATCGACAAGCTCGATGGTATGTCAGCTTGGGATGTATCGTCTGCCGAGTACCGAAAGATTATGGCTACCCGCCCAGTTAGTTTTACTAGCGTGGACACTGTAACTAAGGGTGTGGCATCTTCCCCAATATCTCGTGGCGAGTTGACTGGCTTAACAGGCTCTGCCCAATACCGTGCAGCTTCTGACGAAATCACTGCGATGGGTGACAAGCTTACCAAATCGCTAGCTAAGACTGAGTTCTCTTTTGAAGATGACTTTGCCAAGCTTGACTTGCTTAGCCGCGAACACCCAAATGTTAATCTACTGGTTGACGGCGACCTTGTTGATGCATCGGATATTCAATACCTTATCCAAGAGCGTAAGCTACAGCTCGCTCGCGAAGCTATCGCGGCTGGTAAGGCTCCCGAAGAAGTGTCCGCGATGTTGCATATGCCAGAGAGCACAGTGCTTAACTTCTCTGACGCAGCTGGTACTACGTTGCCACTCGGCAACCGCCCAGTTCGCTATGTAGTTGCCAATTACGATACTGCCGTCCGCGACGTTGGTATTAATCGCTTCTACCAAGAGGGTACACTAAATGTGATGGCGCGCGAGAAAGCTTACATGGATGAGGTAAACGCAGTTATGATGCGTGACGCACCTGATATCCATCAGCTAGGCGCTTTGCCAATGGAAGACTTTAACGCTGGTGGCGTAGCTGGTGCTGTCAAGTTTGCCGACGCGCAAGTTGGCAACATTAACCAAGAAGCTATCCAGTTGTTCTCCAAGCGTTACGATAACATCATGCGCACCGCAGCTAATGACAGGGTTGAAGTTATCCAAAGCCGATTCAACGCTATTATCGGTGCAGGTCGCACAAGTGAACAGTACGTTGAGACCGCGGCCTTTACCGCATGGACTAAGCACGCAGCTAATAAAGGCAACGGCGCGGCTATCTGGTACGGTGCTGATGGTAACACATACGCCCTTACCCGTAAGACGGTTGACGATGCGTTTGAATTCCTTAAGCACACCGGCGCCGAGACTAAAGGGATGCGGTTGGGCGAACAGTTAGACATGGCATTGCTTGGTCGTATGCCCGATGGCTCTGGCACTAAGGTGAGCTTGAACCACTTGATTAAGGATGGTATCTCGAACGACAATGAGGTTATCAAGATTACCACGCCTGAGCTTAAAGCGTTTATCGTGTCGCACAATCAGTTGGATTCCGAAGCGCTACGTAAGACAAACAACCTACGCCGCTTACACGGTGAGGAGCAGATTAAGAAGTTCGGCGATGGTGACCGCTTGCATGGTTACTATTCCCCACCGCCTGACAAGCGTGCCTTACCATTTGCTTTAGTTGTCAAGGGTGCAGACAATCATGCTAACCCATTGTATCGTGGACAAGTCTACGTGCAAGCCTTTAAGGATGAGAAGGCGCTGATAGCTGGACGTATCGAAGCTGAGAAACTTGGCTTAACTACGTACACTACCAAGGAGACCAAGGACTTCTACAAATCTGTTGACCACTACGAAAACGCACTAGGGTTTAACTCTGGTGCGCTCAAGCGCGACTTAACAAATCTCGGTAAGTACACTGAGTTTGCAATCGAGGGCGCTGAGACTGTCGAGCAGACAATGGCACGCTACACGAGCTGGCACGCACGCAATGAGTTAGCACTCCAGCGTAACCACATTGGTATGGTCAATGCCAAAGAGTTCGCTACGTTGAAAAGCGTATCGTATATCCAGGAGGCTACTCGCGAGTCTCGTATGGGCACGGCTAACAAGTTAGCAGAATTGATTACCAAAGACCATCCGACGCCTGAGGAGAAAATCATTAACCAACTGCTTAACTCGCAGTCTGGTGGTGCTATCAACGCGGTGTTAAGAACGGCTGATACCTACGGTAACAACTTCTTCAATGGGGTGGCTGACTTCTTTAGAGGCGCAAACCGTAAGCCTAGCCTATTCGGTAAGTCCGCTGAGTTGTCTGTTGACGAAGCAGCTAACCTAGCTAAGTCATATGAGAAGTTAGGTATCGAAAAGTCTTACCAAGAAGCTATATACTCTGCGTTAGAGAAGAAGCCTGGCGCAGATGCAGCTTTCGACAAGATGGTGCGCATCACTAACATGACCTTGGCAACCGGCCAGTTACGCTTAGACCCGCTCAATGCGTTGGTCAATATCGTAGGCGCTCCTATTATTGGGTCGTCTACCACAGGGCTACAGATTAGAGCCATCCGCAATCGTCTGGTTAAGCGTGGGGACGAAGCAGCTATCAACAAGTTTGACGAAGCCTTGGGGCTTGGCGCTGGTGGCGAGTTCGGTTCATCCTCTGTTAACTTCGTGAAGATGTGGCATCAGGCTATCAAGCGGCAGGGTACGTTGGCTAAGGATTCCCCTGCGCTAGCTGACTTCGCTAATGGCAAAGAGACAGTAGCGGAGTTCGCGCACCGCATGGGTATTACAACCAATGGCACGGAGGCAGCTAGACAAGAGATTCAGAACGATTTGCTATCGTTGATTCACACGAACAACTTAGTGGCTAAGAAGTCTGAAGCCTTGTCGATTGGGCAGAAGTTCTGGAAGGGCATAACCAAACCATCTGATATGGTTGAGGGGCATTTGCAATACTTAGGTGCTGACATTGGATTGCAGATAGCTGAAGCCGCTGGGTTGCAAGGGCGTGAAGCCTTGGGTATTATGAACACTGTTGTGCAGAAGTTGCAGGGTAACTTCACTGCCGCACAGAAGCCACAGATATTCCAAGGCACAGTGGGTGCGGCCATTGGCTTATTCCAAGCGTACCAAGCTCGTATGATTCATCGTATCCTGGACGTAGTAGACTCAGGCGACAAGCGTATGCTAGCTGAAATGGCCGCGTTACAAGCTGGTATCTTCGGCGTGAAGTCTATGCCGTTCTTCGATGCAGTTAATTCTAACCTAGTAGCCGACGGCAATAAGGATAAGCAGGACATTTACACTGGTGTATACGGTGCGTTCGATAGGCGCTTAGCCGGAACCCTGATGTATGGTAGTGCTTCGTCCCTTATCGGACTTAACTTGTCTACCCGTGGTGCTGTTGACTTCCGTGCGCCGGACACTTGGACTAAGATTCCTGCTGTAGATATCTGGAACAAGCAGCTTACGCAGATTAGCGACTTCGCTAAGAACGTAAAGAATGGTGCGGATATATCTACTGAGCTTAACCACGCTGTGCAGCACAACGTATTCAACCGCCCTATTCAGCAAGCTGGTGTTTACTTTGGCGGTGCGGCAACTACGCTGTCAGGTAATGAGGCAATCAATCCTAACGATACCAAGTTTACCCACTCGGATAATTGGCTACCACATCAAGTTACACAAGCCATGCGTATGCTGGGTGGTCGGCCACTGGATGAAGCTGTGCTGATGGACACGGTGTTCAGATACCAAACGTACCGGCTAGCTGACAGAGAGAAGTCAACACGCCTTGGCCAAGCAATGGTTAGCCAGTTACGTGCGGCAGATGGTAAGGAGTTAGACCCAGCCGTGGTTAAAGACTTCCAAGAGAAGTACCTAGCCGCAGGTGGTAACGTAGAAGGGTTCAATCGTAAGATTAAATCTGCCTACGCTAACGCTTCCACTGATGCAAGCGAGCGGTTGCGTAAGGTTATTACCAACGATGCGCAAGCTAAGCAGTTGAGCATTATGCTTGGGGCACAGGAATCGCCAGGGTTTTCGATAGAGGAAACAGGCAATTAACTAACCAAAAAGTACAGACGTAAAAAAGCCCGCAGCCGAGTAATCGGTTAGCGGGTTTCTTTTTGCCTAAACTTCTTTGTTGAACGCCTCTCGTTTAGCGGCTTCGCGTAGATTGTATTTAGTCTTGGTTGAACGCATTGCAGTAGTGACGCGGTTTTGCAATCTTTCAACCACGTCGCGTGCATCTAACAGTATTCGTCTCTCAGCATCTGATAGACTAAGTACAGTAATTGCGTTTGGTTCTGTGTCAAACACTATGCTGGATAGGTTGGTTCGCAGTCTGGCTAGCGACCCGCTTCGTTGCCACAGTGTTTGTTGTTTACGCACAGCTGGTGTTCTTGTATCCCCTAGACCCCACGCATTTGGTGTTATCATATAGCCTCCCTTAAGTATAGTCAGTCTTTTCGTTTTCCCAAAGAGTGTGCAGCTTACAGTGCAACATCTCGTTCGTGCTAGTTTTCTTATCCTTAACCACCGGCGTAACACCGGCTGAGGTAATCTGTATCTTAGCCGCTTGCACCATGTTCATTAAGAGTTCACGGCACGCATCGAAGTTCTCAACGTCAGCGGCTACTGCCTTGTAGATATCGTTGATGGATATGATACCGTCTGGTGCATACCTTACTACGTTAAGTATGCGGGCCGACACAACAGAAGATTTGTTTAACCCAAACTCACCTAACGCGTCGGGCATATGGTTCTCAGCAAAGGTGAGAATCGTGTTAGCTTCGACTACGTGTGCCCGTTGTATATGCATGTGGTGCTGGGATGCAGCAACTATCATGCACAACTTTAACAATTGAACGTACCGACGATTACCGTAAGTAGCGAACCGCGCATCTGGTATTGGTGTCCAACCCTCGTAGATATCTCTAAGAGCTGCCCGTGCCTGGTCGCTTACTGCCATTTCACCCTTGAGTTTCTTAAGCTCAAGCAGCCTACTCTTTAACTCCATGAACTCGGACTCTGGCGTAATGATTGGCCACGCAATCTTACGTCTACGGTTCATGGCATTAACTATAATTAACCGTGACGGTAGTCCTTGGTTAATGGTGGCTGGTGGAAAGGCTAACGCAAATGCGTCGGCTGTCGTGCCGCCCAGTATGTTAAGCACTGGGTTAATGATAGCTACTTTCTTGCCGTGCTTAGGTCTGTACTCAAACACACCTCTGTAGTCCCATAGGTTACCCAACGACGTATACATACCGCTGTTGTTTACGCCAGCGAAGTCAGTGAACTCATCCGCTATTACAGCGTACTCACTAACCATCTTATCTAATTCATCGTCCGTCAGTAAGCCACACTTCCACTGCTCCAGTATCTCTACTGGCAGCACCGCTCCAAAGTCTTCAAAGAATTGCTCCCTTGATGTAGACGATGCAGCGATGTTAAAGTATTTAGCCGCGCGCAGTTGTGTAGCTGCGAACTTAATCGCAGTAGATTTACGAGAGCCTGCACTTCCGACTAGCAAGATAAATAGATTAGGGTACACCTTTGTGTTGCCGAACTGTATATGCACGTTAGAACCTAGTAAGGTTGCAATCAGTGATACACATGCCCAGCGGTGCGTTATCCTAGCAGATTCCGTATCCTTGGTCAGTTTGAAGTAGCTATCGAATACTGAATAGCTCATCAGCTTCCCTTATTAAACGAGACGAATTAATGTAGTTAACGCAATGCCACCCAGTACGCCAACGATTAGCGAACGGATTGCTGTACAACATACACAACCACCTTCTGGAATGAGTAACCAATTGATTACCTTAACAAAGGTTGGCGAGTTGTAGCAGGGGTTGTTGAGAATAATAAGCATACGGGCGGCGTTGTAGTATTTGATTATGATTTGCATGGCAGTATCCTTAAGTTGCGGTTTATTTCCAAGTTGTCTTACCCTTAGACGCTTCGTAAGGGATTAGCATGGTGCGTCCATGTACAGTAATTGGTTCGTTAAACAATGCCTGCACGCGTGGAAGTATATTATACTCCATCCCCACCCTTATTTGGAATAGGAGGGAATCGTGAATCTGCGCGTTAAGTCTGAAGTTATTGAAGTTACGCAACTCAGCATCACCGTAGATACGTAACATCGCGCGGTTGATACACGCTACCGAAAGGTTCTGGCTAGGGTGTGCAACATACGCGTTCAACGCTGGCTTGTTAGTCGTTGGGTCAGCAAAGCACCTACGTGTCCAGCCAAGCGGAGAAACTAACATACCTGTCTCAGCTACTTCGGTTATGATTTCACCGTAGTATGTCTTATCGTGAATCAAGCAACGTACGCCTTCAGCGTGGTTCTTAGCCTTGATATAGTTCACGCCCTTTAGTCTTGGGTAAGTCTGACAGAAGCCGACTAACAAGTGGTGCGCTATATCCTTTAACGTGTAGTGCGTTGGCAACCCAAGCAAGGCACGGGCTTTCCACATATTGCTCTCGCCCATTGTAGCGATTAACACAGCCTCGGCCATGTTGTAGTTAGCGCCGTGGTTTGTACGCTTTGCCAAGTTACGTATCGGCTTGTTCAAGGTAACGTGGTTGAGCGAATCCCATAACTCATCGAAGGGTATGCCGAAGAACTTACTAGCGTTGTAGCTGTGGAAGTCCTCGGAGGTTTCAACCGCGTTGATTAAGGTTAAGTCTTGCGCTAAGTAGCCAGTCGTGCGTGACTCAGCTTGTGAGTAGTCCAACTCGTAAAGCAAGAACCCTTCATCAGCTTGGATAAATACCTTAGCCTCCTCTGGTACGTTCTGTATCTGGAATCCATAGTGTTCCCACTTGGGTTTAAGTACTTGCTTACCATTCTTGGAGAGCTTACGATAGTTTATCTGCTCAGCAAAGTGCGAGGCAGCAGACGAGAATCTACCTGACTCAGTACCGAATGGGTTAAGCGTATAGTGTAACCGGTCGTTCAACAACATTACGGTAGCGTAGTTACTGTGGTATTTTGTAGCCTCACGGTATGTTGTTATCGCAGCGGCTATGCGCGAAGTCAAGGGACTGCGGCTAGCGAATCTGCTAGTGTGTGCCGCATCCGTAGATTCCAAGTCCTTAGCACCATACACGTGGAACAACTTAAGCACCTGCTTGGGTGAGCCTGGATTAAAGTGTGGGTCACCAGTGTAAGCACGTATCTGGCGCAACGATTCCTCTATACCATTAGCCGCGTCAAGCGTAACAGCTTCCAGCTTAGCCTTGTTGATACCCAAGCCATGCAAGCCAGCCAACAGGCAAGGATATTGTAGCGGGAATGTCTTGGAGTAATTGTTCTTAGCCCACTGCGGCATCTCCATAAGCAGAGATATGCACGCATGTAAAGTACCAAAGGCGTCCCTCGCGTTGTAGCGTAGGAACTCCATACGGTCGCCGCTTGCCTCGTCTTTCCAGTAAGGAATATCGGCCACAGCAAAAGCTGTAATGTTGTGCAAGCGCCTAGGCAGTTCACACAGCCAAGCATGGAACAAGCCGAGTGTATCTAGTACGTAGTTGACTGGGGTGATTGAGTAACGGATGAGGTAGGTTAAGTCGTACTGTCCGTTCTGGAAAATCTTAGCTGAAGGCGTAAGCGCAAGCATACGTAAGAACTTCACATCGTCCAGTGTGTTAAGCTCTACCACATAAGTGTATGTAGAGTTGTCGGGCATGTATAAGGATATACCTACACATATGATAGAGTTCTGCGAACCCCGTGTCTCTATGTCCCACGCCTGCAACACGCTATTCTCTGTACGGTTTAACGCGTTCAGTCTGGCTTGTTGGTTATCGGATGCTAGGAGTGCCCACGTAAACTGGCCAGCGTGGTAGAATGTTTCTGGCTTAAGTAACTTGCGTAAATATCTAGCACTCAAGAATGTGTAGTAGTCTACAGTCCTCGCCTGCTCTAAGTAGTTTAACACCAGTGTGTTGCCGTTGAGTATAGAACCCGCGAAGTCGTTTAACGATGCGTCACGCACACCCACTAGCTTCTCGATGTGGGCTTCGCTAGTTGTGATGTACTTAGCGCATGGGCTTTCTGGGTCTAGAATAAACTCATGGGTTGAAGTGTAAGGAGCGACTAGGTTGCGCAATGCAGCAGTGTGCATACGGCGGCTCATTGGGTCTAATATAACCCCAACCCGTATACGCTTAGTAGGAGCAACTAAACTATCGGGAGTTGTTTCTGTCAGTTTCATACCAATCCTGTTAATCCTGTTAATCCTGTTGATGAGTTAAATACACACTGGGTAGCCCCGAGAGGCTAACCGCTATGTACTAGCTTGGGTCTTTTACCGGCTGAGGTAAGTCAGGTATGTAGCGTATACCGTAGTCGTTGATAGCACCAGGTAATGGCGCAGCGTGGCCTGCTAAGATAGCAGCACGTTCAGACCTAAGTACGTCTACGCACTCGGCGTAACCAGCAATGTCCAGTAATGAATCTTCGTGGTGAGGCATGTGAGCTAGGCGTGCCAGCTTAACTTGCATCATCAGGAAACCCACATCTTCTGGGGTAACTGCTTCGCCTGGCTTTAGCTTGCGGGCTAGCACCATCTGCATACCCATTGCAATCTGCGCAAAGTTAGCCAGCTTGTCACCGTAGTCAGCTTGGCGTGCGCCATGCACTGTAGCAAAGGCACGTTGCAACAACGGTTGCGGAGCTACTGCTTCGGTAGCAGCTTCGGCTTCTTGAATTGGTAACTTAGCTGCTACCGCTTTCTTGGTTGATTTAGCTTTTGCCATTGACGGCTCCTTAGTGTTGTGTCGAGTTCTGCGATTCAGTCGTGGCGCTAGCCATAACTTCACGTGCTCGCAATGCCAGGGCGCTTAACTCACGACGGAAGAACCCGAACTGTATTAGTTGGGTTGTTGCGTTCTGCATCATACGTGCAATCTCGTAAGCTTCTGCGGCGTTCACATCTTCCATTGGGTTAGTGATGCGGCTGCTCCACATCTCATGGCTCATGGATACCAGCGTAGCTATGCCACGCAGTAGGTCGATTGGGGTAGACGCTGGCACTTGCATCTGTGCTTCAGTCAAACCCTCAAGCTTGAATATCGGGTAAGCCGATTGTGGTGCTTCGTTAGCCGCTGTAGCAGTAGCTTGTGCCGCACCTTCTGGTATGTTATTGTCCATGGTTGTTCCTTAAGTAGGTAGTTAGGCGAAGCAGAGACTACAAGAGTCCCCACTTCTAACCAACTTAGGCCATGCGCAAAGCTTTGAGCTGATACGCTTCTTTGGCTTCACCTGTGCCCGAGGTGTAAGAGCGGTAGTTAAACGTCGCTGATACATTCACGCCTTGTGAGTTGCCCACGATTTCTGTAAGCGCAGGGCTGGAGCCAGTGGCGCTCTGCAACATCTTGAGATGTGGCTTTACCCAAGGCAAACCTTTTTCATCAAGGTTAAACAAGATGTCAAACTTCTGGCCTGGTAACTTAGGCTTCTCGGTGTGTTGAGTGCCCTCGCTAATCTGTTCACCAAGGGTAAACACAAAAGCCAATACTGGTTTGCCGCCCAATTCCTTGATTACCAAGGATAGGTTACACAGATACTCACCGGATGGTGGCGTATCAAAACCTGGCATGTCGTCAATGCTGTCAATGTTAATGTCCACGTTGTCTAAGGATGTTTCGTTCGTCATGTTAGTCTTTCAAGTTAATAAGTTAATAGTCAATTACCCAGCTCACCGTAAGGTGAATAGCTCCTATTGGTTATAGGGATGCCGCATCCGCTGAGTTAGATGCCTCGCCGATACGCAAGCCAAGTGTAAAGGCTTGCATCTCTGCAAAAGTTGAGAAGCGTGCCACGAATGGTGCGCCGTCTGGTAAGTCTGGTTCTTCGCCAGCCACCTTATCTGGTACTGTGAAGCCACCTTCTGCAAACGCTTGGCTTTCCAGTACATAGAAGTACTCTGGGTCGTCTAAGTACACATCATAGCCGAAGTCATTTAATGTATTCATTACCGAACTCATAGTACCTACGTTGAGGGCTACTGGTGCTTCCAGTTGTTCTGCCATATCTATTCCAATTGTTTCATGCGTCATGTTATTCCTTTAGTGTAGAGAAGTTGTAGTGGAGTGTACAGTTTATCCGTAGCAAGCTCGGTTTTTGCATTAGTCCGGCTACCTGTAACCACACTAGGTACTCCACCGGAGCTTGACGAATAGCGGAAGTTCTTGCCCAACATATCACAATAGACTACGTTGTCAAAATACTTAGATACTGTAATGGAGAACTTGCTTGAGCCACACACGGGCACAATGCGTTTCTTACCATCATCAAATTCTTCAATTGATTCATGGGTGATGAAGATTACGTTAGCCTTTGCGTTCTGTATGCTAGACAGCAGGGCTTCCATGTACATCTTAACTTGTCCCCAGTCCTGCAATTGCAGTTGGTAGTTCTCTGGCTTACCCCGTGTAACGTACGCGATACACGATGTGGTAAGTTGTGTGCCAGAATCAATGATAGTTATCTCATCTGGGTTCGGGTTAACGAACGACGAGAACAATGTCATTGGCGCCTTAGCCTTAATACAGTCTGGGCAATCGTATCTGCCGTGCGCGTCACATATTAAGGTAGGTGTCTTAGCACGTAGCATACGGTAGGCAGAGGTGAACATCACTGCGTTCTCTCCGTCGTCTGGTAAGCTAAACAACTCGACGTTGTCACGGTACTTAGGGTCTAGGTTATCTGGCGATAACAAAGTCTTGATACCCTTCTCGCCGTCAATGTACTTAAGCTTGTAGTGTTGGGCTAGTCGCCCAGCTATGCGAGTCTTGCCAGTCTTAGCACCACCAAATACGATGGTCTTAGTGAACTCGCTTGCATTGTCGATTAGCTTCATTTCGGTGTATATCCTTTAGCTGCTAAGCGTTCACGGTTACGGCGAACTTGGCGCGTTTCTACCGTATTGTTGTAGGCTTCGTTCGCAATAGCTGCCTTAGTTGCGGCCACACGTTCCTTGTAGGTTCGCATTGCATTCTTGCTTGGTGTTTTGTCCTCGTCGGTTAAGCTGCCGCGTGGACGCGCGATACCTCTGGTATCCAACCCAATACTTAAAGCTGCCATAGATATCACGGACGCTAAGTTTAGTTTGCTGCGTAGCATAATACTCTCTCCTTTGGTTGTTGAACTTACTGATTCAAAAGCTTATTAAGCTTCTCGGTTAAACTTTCTACGCAAGCATCATTGCCGTCGCACATGCTAGTGTTGCCCCAATCGCCTGGCTTGGACTTCTCAGCCCCCACCATTAACAGTATCTCAAGCAAGGTGGCACGACGTACTCTTTGCTCGAGTGATAGCTTAGGCGTACGCTTGTACGAATAGGAAGCACGCTCGGTTGCAGCTTTGTTAAAGCTCCAGTTCTTGTAGTTAATTGCTACGTAATCGCTTACACCAGCGTGTTTATAAAACCAGTCGTGTGTCTTACCGAAGGTAGAATCAAACAACCTCTGCGCTCTGGCAAACGGCATTGTCTGTACTTCACCGCCCTCTAGCATAATCTTACAGCCCGGGCTTGTTGAGCAACGGTACTCTGTCTCTGGGTTCCAGTTGGGGGCTACAACACAAGGACGCCATAGACCGTCAGCCAACTTGTACTCCCACTCTACAAACTCTAGCGTACCAGCCTTAGCCTGTTGCGCATACAAGTCTTGCAGCATGGCGTGTGGGTTCCCCTTTGCTTTAGTCTTAGCCTCCGCTGTAGCCTTAGCTACGCAGCTCTCTAGCCAAGCTACCATCGCCTGCTCTAGGTTAATCTCGCGGTCTGCTGTGCCGTTACCTGGTATGTTGAGCATTACTATCTTCAGCATGTTGACTCCTTAGTTACTTATTGAAACTGTGTGCAGTACTTATTGTGAAGCCTGCCGCGTGCTTGTGTCCGCCGCCGCCATATAGATTAGCTATCGCGTTTACGTCTGCCCCGTCTGGTAGTGACCGCAGTGAGTAGGTCTTTACAAAGCCCTGTATATAGTAGGTTGCTGCGAAGACTGTGTGCTTGTTATCCTCTAGGCCAGAGTTAACCAAGTCCAACATCCGCTTCTCGCAGAGAGCTTCGCACACTGCGTTGCGCAAGTATCTTGGTGCGTTACACACTAGACAGTACAGCCCGTCCATGTAGATTGGGTACGAGTAGTTATCCACGAGGTCTTTCACAACCTTAGCCTCATTGCGTAGTAACGCTTCACCTGCTGGTATTACTGTGTCGTAGAGTGAGGCTGTAACATCTGTCTCTAAGTCCCCAAAGTTCCTAAAGCTAAACTCTACGCTAGCAATGTAGGCGTTAACAGCTTTGCTAGCTACGAGCTCGTTCTTGCCTAAGTCCATATCTTGTACGTACTCAACTAAGCCCAGTGTAAACTCATCACCACCAACGAATTCCCAGGCTAACATAGCGCCTGACTTGTTGATGTTAGATAGGTTGTTGAAACGCATAGGTGCATACGTCTGGCTTAGTGGCCTGATTGCAATCAGGGCTGGCGCATGGTGGTCTAACCAAGTTACCGAATCAGCAGACTTAATTATCTGCTCCATCTTATCTATTGGATAAGAGAAGTCTACGATAAAGACTTCGCGGTTAGCCACGTTAGGTATCTCGTCGCCGTAGCTAGCGGCCAGGTACTCCGCGTTGTCGTGGAACTTGCACCAAAATACATAAGCGGCAGTGAAGCCGTCGATGCAGTTAGCGTGGTAGATTACCAATGGTTTAGGTGCTTGTGTGGTACTCATAGCTCTTGTCCTTTATAGGTTATGTTGTTGGGTTGTTCTTTAGCAATCTTCGCCCGAGTGTCTGCGTTAAGGCAATCTACCTGACGTTGATACAGTGCCTCGTAATCAATTAAGAAGTCAACCTCGTCAACTACCTTAGTAGGATTGGCCGAGTATTCATAATCAATCTCGCACATACCATAGAACTCGCAGGTACTATTGAACGCACCGTGGCAATTGCCGTGCCTAGGGAATGCACCACCACGCTCACGATAGTGGCCGATGATGGATACTTCACTAAGTGTATCGCGCAAGAAAGCTATGCGAGTGTCTGGGGTTTTAGGGAACGAGAATGTATCGAACCGCTTTAATCTAGTGGCTTGGATAATGTATACGCAGGATATATCAGCCTCGATGCCCATCATGTGGGCGATGTACTCTGCAATGATAGCGTATACCGTACCTTGCAAACTCATACGGTAGGACGATTCGTAGATAACATTAGCACCCGACGTTTTAATCTCGGTGGTTAGCAGCTTCTTAGTCTTGCGGTTCTGCAAGATAAAGTCAACGAAGCCACGGTAGTAATAGCCGTTAGGTAACTTAATGGCGAAGCCTACCTCAGATGCTGGCCGCCCGTCTGGTAAGGTTAGTGGCTCCCAGTCCGCTGTTATCTCAGCGAGTTCCTTTTCGTTAAACTTCTTGAGTGCCTCGATACAATGGAACAGAGATTTCTCCGCCAACATTGCGTCGATTGGGTAGATTTTATCGAAGCGATAGTTAGCTATGGCCTGTACGATTGCGTAGCTTATTGACTTGCCGCACAGTAAAGCCTGTAACCCTGCGCCAAAGGCAGAACCGTAGCCAGTGTGTACCGTATCTCTACGTGTTGTCAACGCGCCACCGATAGTGTGGCTACCCATACGCGATAACTCAAACGCACGTGGGCAGAAGTGTAGCGTATTGATTGCCGAGTAGCTTAGTTGCTCAAGCGGGTGCGTGTGTATTTGCTGCTTGTGTAGTAATGAATCTGTCATATAGTTTGAACGCTGTTAATATGCTTTGCTGATGCATAGGTGTTGTGGTTGTCAGTACATCTAATATACCCGATGCCCGCACATTCATTACGAAGGGTGACAACTTGGTTTGCTTAAGACAGAGAGTATAGATAAGCCGCTGTAGTTCACGGTCTACCTTAGCTTCGTTTCCCCAGCTTAATCTAGGTAGACTAACTCCGCTTGTATTGAACGAGTAGTACATCTTAGTGTACCCTCGCCACTCGTAGAATAACTCTGCGACATTTAGCCAGCCACTCTGCTGGTTGTTTACTGCGTAGTGTGTCACCCTAACAAACCACATAGCTGCGGCGTTGGGCACTAACAATCTTAGGTTGTCCACTTAGATATCGTCTACGCTCAACTGCTTAACATTAACGGCTGATGCCTTAGCCTTAGCAGGTGGCTTGGAGTTGAATACTATCTGTGCTTCACGGGCAAACGCTTGCGTTATCTTGCCGACTTCCTCGTCGCTAAGTATGAACGATACCTCAGGGCTAGCCTTAAGCACTGCGTGTATGTTCTTAATCTCGTTGGATATGTCCACGCCTGGGATAGCTACTGACTTCTCTACGTTAGCAATGTGCTCACGCAGTAAATCTATTGGTGGTTTCGTTTGTTCTACTTGCTGAATCGCTGCTACTTCGTTGCTCATGGTTACCTCGTTAGGTTGTTACTGGTTGATTAAATATCTTTAGGGTCACTGCGGTTCATGCTTCTAAGCTTAACCGAGAACCCCTTGAAGTCTTTAGGTAGCTCGAAGTCTGCACTAGCTAGGAACACTAACTGTGTAGTCTTAGGCAACTTACCTATCTTAACATAGTGTGCCTTCATCTTAATCACACCATGCTTGATTGTCTCTAACTTAGTAGTACCTTCAATAGCTGCGTGGTATACACGGTCACTATCGGGTGGGCTAGTGTGCTGAAGTATGGCGTCTAGCAGGGGTTTATATAACTGGGTTGCCATAGGTTGTTACATTTTCTTTGGGCGCAATAAACCCGTAGGTGACACTTCGTATTCAACATCCTCTCCATAGAGTAACTTAAACGCTTGAATATCTTTGTCAGCTACGGGCAGCTTGGGTTGTAGTTGTGGTTGCTCCACTGCATCGAAGCCTAAGGATGAAGTATCCCATAGTAGTGCGCATGGTAGCTTTGTTTGGTTGACGTGAGATTGTGCCCAACGTAAGGCGGATGCACGGTAAGAGTACGGGCCGTGGTAATATGTTTCGCTTAACAGGTTCTTAGCAGTAACGTACCATTCATTGGTATACAGGTTGTTAGCTAATTGGATTACACGGTTAGTAGATAGTCGTACCTCTATCATAACTAGCTGGTCATCAGCTACTTGAGTGGTTGCGTGCATGGTGGGTTAGTAATTAGTTAGTTCGTTGTTGCTTTTTAATATTTAATGAAAACCCTTAGTAGCTACCCTTAGCTCATCACCAACTATAACCTATTGATTCCGCCTACAGCCAAAAACTCAACAAATAAACCGTAGGGTATCTCAAGGAACAGGGCAGTTAACACACGCTAGAAGGTGAAGCGTGCCTTGGATAACGCGAGAGTCTACCGCAGAATTACGGGAGAGTACAGGCTTAGATAGTTTTTTTGCTTCACGCTTATGCTACCTAGGTTATCCATTCAGGATTCTCATTAAATACTACCGCCCGAAAGCGGTAGCAAAGTAAACAGGTTAAACAGGTTAACCGTTTGATTAGAACATTTCGTTGCTGTTAGCTTTTTGGGCTTCTTCAATATAGTTCTGTGCCTTAGTAACAAGCCACTCGAAAGTCTCGGCGTGTTGTTCGGCGTTTGCTGTCTTGTCGTACCATTCGCCCAAGCGAGATACCAACTTAGCCAACATATCGTCACGCAACTTAACGGTGCGGTACTTGTTGCGGAAGTGTACAGCGGCTTGCTTAGCAGCATCTTGGCTGATACCAACAGCGGCAGGCATGATTGCTTCATAGTCAGCGGCCAACGCTTCGAGTTCTTCCTTGGTAGGTGCAGAAGTTTCGTTAAGGTCGGATGCAGACATGTTAGCTACGGCTGCCCAGCTAAGGCCTGCCATATCCAAGTCGGCTTGTGACTTAGCGCCTTCGGCAACTTGCTTACGTGCAACTTGTGCAATCAGGTTGTTACACGCATTGCGGATAGCGTCTCGTTGTTTGACATCATCGCCAGCTAAGATAGCGGCCAAGCCTTCGTCAGTAAGGAACGGAAGTTGTACGCTAAAGTTCTCACGCTCTTTAACGATTGTCTTTACAGGCTTGCCGTCCACCATAGTTGTTTGCGCTTTGCCGCGAAAGGTCATCAAGTAATTGGCTAACACTACATCTTGTGCCATAGGTTTCTTTCATTAAGGTTAAATTAAAATGCTACGTAGTAGCGGGCTTGTGTAACTCAAACAAGATTTCATTTGAGAACGCTTAGTATATCATAAAAGATTATGATATGCAAGGGGGTGCTGGATTTATACAGGCTTAGTTAGTTGTTGGAGGAATCCTTTCTAGCTTACCTAAAGACTGCTGTGGTTATTATTTTGGTGCCAAATGGTTCACGCTTAAACGAATTGTCAGGCATCCAGTCGCTAGGCTTAGTAGTTGCATACATTAAGTCAGCCAACTGCACGAAGATACATAAGCCAAAGTCATCCAGTTGCCTTAGCACCTCGGTTGCCCCAGTCAACTGTTGATAGCGAAAGCTCTTGAGTACAGCCTTACGCTTAGGCTTGGTTAACTCAGTCTTTATATCGCTGATTACTGGGAACTCAGGGAACACGCGGTCGAATTGTTCTTGGGTTATGTAAGGTGTAACCATCTTAGGTGGTTGCTCTGCGTGGTATTTAATGTTGCGCATCTGTTTCACCTGCTGGGTTAGTGTTGTACTTGAGTTTGTAGTATTCGATGTTCTCATCGAACGCGTGAGCGTAGCCACCACGGTAGCCTATCCACGCCGCAGAGGTAGTTAGGTTTACGTACGCTTCTTTGTTAAGAGTACTGCGACGCATGACCATAGTAGATTGGTAGGTTTCTTCAAACTTAACCCGCAGCTTAGCTACTACCTCCGGCGTAAGTATGCGGTTATAGGTTTCGTTGCTGTCACTTCCGTTACTCATTTCAAGTTTCCTTTCTTAGTTAATAGTTCGCTGTCAATGTGTTGCCGATTGCTTATGTGGGTTATTACCTCGTCGGTATATAGTATAAGCCCGCATCCGTTAGCACCTATGCATTTGTATCTACGCTTAGTGCTTACCTTAGCTGTGTCAGGTTGTGCCATAGTTTGTACGGCGGTTAATCTGTTACCGCAGGTTTTATTTGGGCAGTTCATTCATCCACCTCGTCATCAGTTCTTCCTTCTCCTTAACTGCTTGCAATGAGCGCGCTTGCATAAGCTTAAGCTCCGCCACGCTAGCTGCATCGGTTAGGTCGTTTCGCTTAGATAGTTCGTCGAACAACAATGGTAGTACCTTGCGGTAGTAAGGTAGCATACGTGAGTCAAGCACCCAGTTAGTTGGCCTGCGTATACCATATGTTAGTACCGCTGGCATAGTGCTGTTCCACACCATACGTATGCAGTAGAACAAGTGTTGTGTCCCCATCTCGTCGATGTAATGCTTAGTACCGCCGTGCCCGTACCATATAGGTCGTTCACTGGTGGCTGCTGTTGCAGCTTTATCAGCTGGGTTGTGTGTTAGTGTAGCTACCATGCTAGTTTACTCCTCTTGTTTCTCTGCAATTTTGTTTCTGAAATACTCGCTCTTCTCTGCGATGGTGTTACCCTTAATTCGTGGATTGTTAATGCACTTAGTTAAGTTACCCTTGTCACAATAGATAGTCAAGCGTGACTGCGCTCTGGTTACTGCGGTGTATAGCAGTTCTCTATGAAGCATGGTCTTGTGTTGGTTAGACATAAGCAGCATCACGTGCTTAGCTTGTGAACCCTGCGCCTTGTGTACCGTGATAACGTACGATAACTCTAAGCCGTTGAGGTCACCCGCTGAAGATAACGATTCTATGTTACCCTTATCTGGGTTCTTCT